GCGATTGCATCAGATCGGCGGAACTGACGCTTATGCCGAGGGCGGGTTTACCGTGACACAATTCATAGAATTGTGGGATTCTCTCAATGCCAAGCGCGGATATGGCTGGGAAGCCAATCCGTGGGTATGGGCGATCAAATTCAAAAAGATCGGAGGCTGACATGTGGGTTTACATCAATTCCGAACCGGGACTTTGGACGGTGGGTTTTTATTCACCGGACGGCAGATGGCATCCGGACAGTGATCATGATTCGCAGGAGAAAACTGCGGCCCGGGTACATTGGCTCAACGGTGGAGAGCGGAATTTTGACGAGCGGATTCGGTCTATGCTCGCGGAAGTAAGATGATCCCGATCGCAGCAATGAAGAATAGCCATGCCGGGCGACCGGGAGTGGTGATGGGAGGCGGACCCAGCCTGGAAGCAGACTTGAGGCAGATCCCAAAAGATGCAATCCTGATCGCCGTCAATCATCACGCTTTTGATTATATTGTTTGTGCGGATTACACGGTCTTCCTGGACGATATCACCCGTTTTACTGTTCCACAGGAAGATATCCGCTTACTGGGCGGGGTACTTGTCAGCCGGCAGCAGGAGAGCGACGTGGATCTGACCGGCGCGGATTGGTGGCATGGGACTTTCAGCAGCCACCTGGCGACGTGGCTGGCGGGCTGGATGGGCTGCGATCCAGTGCTGCTGGCCGGGATGGACTGCTACCAGGGCGAGCGATCGGAAGATGCCGATCCACGCGATAATGCCTACAACACTCCGCTCGAAGAACATCTGGCCGGCTGGCGGGAGGCGTTCACAAAGTGCCCCCACCCGGAGCGGATCAAGGCGCTCTCGGGTCCGCTGGTGAAGATATTTGGATTGTTTCCGTAGAAACGTCCAGTTCCCTCTTGACTTTTCAGAACAAAAAGGCTAATATGTGAATTAACAATCCAATATCCACTTGCGGTCCTGGTGAAAGCGATCGGGACGGTTGCCGAGGTTGACGCGCTCGACGGGAAATTTCCGTCGGGCGCTTTTGTTTTTCAGGTGGAGAACTGTTTGAAAAAATTCGATCCGCAAGACATGGTTTACTACGCCGGGCTGACGATGTTGTTTGTCGGTCTGGCGCTTGTCGTTTCCGTGGGAACGGCGCTGAGCGTAGTGGGCGCCGTCCTGACCGGGGTGTCCCTGGTCAATTCCTACGTCCGGATCCTGCTGAGCAGGAGCGACCATGCTGTTGAAACCAAGTGACTTTGCTCAAGCCAGTCCAGCGCCGGCCCAGCCAGCGGAGAAGAATACCCGGGCGCGCGGGGGAGCCATCCGGGAACGCAGCCACAGCGATGAGATCGTCACCGTCGAAAAGGCGATCGAAGTCTCCGGCGTGATCGCCATCATTTCGCTGATCTCCCAGGACCTAGCCAGCCTGCCGCTGATCCTGTATGGCCGGAGGGGGGCGAACCGCTTCCGAGCCTACGACAATCCCAACTACACGCTCCTGCATGACAGCCCAAACCCCGAGCACACCGCCGTCACGTTTCGCGAATACATCTCCGGTCACGTGATCGCCTGGGGCAATTTCTTCGCCCAGATCATTTTCGATCGGGCCGGGATCGCCCGGGAGCTGTGGCCGCTGCGCCCGGACCGGATGACGGTCCAACGGATCGACGGGGAGAAGGTCTTTCTCTATATCACCCCCGAGGGGAAGCAACGGGTCTTTTTCAAGGATGAAATTTTACACATTCCCGGCTTCGGCTTCGACGGCCTGGTGGGCTACAGCCGGATCGCCCTGGCGCGCAACGCCATCGGGGCGGCCATGTCGGCCGAGAAATTCGGCTCGAAATTCTTCGCCAACGACACCACCCTGGGAGCGATCTTCCTGACCCCCAATGAACTGTCGGACACCGCCTACGAGCGCCTGGACAAGGCGCTGAACGACGAACACAAGGGCGTGGAGAACGCACACAATAAGATCATTTTCGAGGAAGGGCTGGACGTAAAGCGCTTGGGCCTGCCTCCGGAAGATTCGCAATACCTGCAAACCCGCAAATTCCAGCTGGATGAGATCAACCGGATCATTGGACCGATCCCGCCGCACCTGTACGGCGATACCGAAAAGAGCACCAGCTGGGGGACCGGCATCGACAGCCTGGAACAGGGCTACGTCAACCACAGTCTGCGGCCGCACGCGGTGCGGATCGAACAGGCCCTCTGGCAGCAGCTTCTGCTGGAAGCGGACCGGCAGCAAGGCCTGTACTTCGAGCATCTTTTCGACGCCCTCCTGCGCGGCGATCTGGCGATCCGCAGCGAGGCCTACGTCAAGATGCTCACGAACGGTGTCTTCACCCCTAACCAGGTGCTGGCCAAGGAAAACATGAATACCTACCCGGGCGGGGACGTCCATTACCGACCGGCCAACCTGGTGCAAGTCGAGCCCAGACAGGGCAGCGGCCAAGGCCCGGCCAATGCGTTCGAACCGCTCTGGCGGGATGCGGCCCAGCGCGCGGCGACCCGGGAAGCCAACGATCTGCGTGGGGCGGCCCACCGGTTCCTGGGCAAAGGACAGGTCGATTCCTTCAACGCCTGGCTGGATCCGTTTTATTCGAAAGACCAGCCTGCCTTCGCCATGAAGCAGTTCAGGCCGGTGCTGAGCGCGGTCCAAGACCAGGATCAACTCGATTTCGCCGACCCTCTGGAGCAATACCTGAGAGCCAGCCTGGCAGAACACCGGGCCGCGCTGGAAGGCCTGGCGCTGGCAGAGGTGGAAGCGCTGGCGGATCACTGGCAAAAAGAACTCGCCGAGCAAACGAAGGACTATATTCTCGACCAATTGAAGCAACTCACCTACGAAAATGAACTTCTCCCGGAAGCTCCCAACGAGGGAGCGAGCCAGGCTTAGGAATGGAGGAATTATGGGCGCAATCCGAATTCATCACACGAAGACAGACACCAACGCCGGCTGGGACGGCCCCCAGGCGGTGGCGGATGCTCCGAACGAAGAGAACGTGCTGACCTACATGCACGCCTGGAAAGACGGGGGCGGCGATCCAAAAGCCAAAAGCTCCTATAAATTCCCGCACCATTTGCCGCGGCTGGATGCGGCGGCCAACATCAACGGGGTCAATAATGCGCTGGCGCGGCTGAGCCAGGCGAACATCCCGGCCGACGACCGGGCCGGCGTGGAAGCGCACCTGCGGGCGCACCGCAAGGATGCCGGACTGAGCGAAGCGATGAGCGAGGCAGAACTGGCTGAAGCACTGGCCCTCCCGGTCAAAGCCGTTCCCCCGGTCCTATTCTCCCTGCCGGTGACGGCCAAACTGGATCTTCCGCCGCGGGCAGAGCTCCTGCCCGGGATCGAAAGCGGCGTGGTGGACCATATCGATTTCACTGCCAAAGTCTTTGGCACCGGACGCAACCGAAATCCCTATCTATTCCAAGAGGCCGACTTGCCCAGTTTCGCCGCCAGTTTCGAAGGCCAACCCTACCTACGCGATCATGCAACCGGGGAACTGGATTCCCGGGACGGAACGATCATGGATTCCAGGCTGGATGGGGGCGCATTCGTCCAGGAAATCCGCCTGACCACCCGGCGCGGTATGACCGATTTCATCGAAGGCAAGATGGACCGTTTTTCCATCGGCTGGTTCTACGACGATGCGATCTGCTCGATCTGCAATACGTCCTTTTTTAGTGCGACCTGCCCGCACCGGCCGGGTATGAAATATCAGACCGCCGGCGGCGAGAAAACCTGCATGCTGACCTTTATCCATCCTCAAGGACGCGAGACTTCGGCGGTCAACAGCCCGGCGGTGGAAAACACCGAAGTAATTGACGCACGGCTGCAGGAATTCAAACTTTCTTTACTCGAAGAAACTCCGGGATCCGATCCGGACCCCGAGCCCATCCATAGCGAAGATTCTCAAACCGCAGAGCAAACCATTTCCGAGGACGGCCAGGCGGCCGGAGAGGAAGCGGGAACAGCGGAAGCTTCAACGACTCATGTCGTCGAAGTGGCTGACGGCGGCTTGACGCCGCCTCAGCTCAAGGCGCAGGTGCGCCAGGCTTCCCTTGCCCGGCAGGCTGAGATCTCCGCAATTTTCATCCCACAAGGAGTAATGATCATGAACATTCGAGAATTGATGGCCGCCCATGCGGCCAAGATCACCCGGGCACGCGAACTGGCGACCCTGGCTGACTCTGAGTCGCGTGATTTCACCGACGAAGAACGCAGCGAGTACCAGGCTTGCCTGGCGGAGGCCAAAATCCAGGGCGAGAAAATCACCCAGATCCAGTCCGAACGGGAGCAGCTGCAAGACGCCGAAACACTTCAGGCGAAACTGGCTGCCAAAGTCGTGGCCGAAAAGCCCGCCCCGGGTATCGGTCCCAAAACCATGAAACGCTCCGACTATAACAAGTTGGAAGCGCTCGATCAAACCGCCTTTATCAAAGGCGGCGGAAAAGTGGAGGATTAAGCCATGAGCAACACTCTTACCGGTCTCATCCCGACCCTCTTCGAAGCGGTTGACGTCGTCAGCCGTGAGTTGGTCGGCTTCATCCCTGCCGTCTCGATCGATCCATCCGCCGAGCAGGCCGCTCTCAACCAGACCATCACCTGGCCGGTCGCCCCGGCCGGGAACACCGTCGGGAACATTACCCCGGCAGCCACCGGTCCGGACCCGACCGCCATGACCCTGGGTTATGGCACCATGTCGATTTCGAAATCCCGCAGCTCCACGTTCTTCTGGGAAGGCGAGGAACTGAAGCAGGGCGGATCCATGTACCAGCGGCTGATGAAAGACCAGTTCGCCCAGGCCATGCGCCTGCTGGTGAACGAGGTCGAAGCCGACCTGGCAAACCTGTATTCCAAAGCGTCACGCGCCTACGGCACGGTGGCGGTCACCCCCTTCGCCAGTACCCTGGTCGATCCGGCCAATGTCCGTAAGATCCTGGCGGACAATGGCGCCCCTCTGAGCGACCTGCAGCTGGTGATCGACACCACGGCCGGCGCAGCGCTGCGGACCCTGGCGCAGCTTACCAAGGCCAACGAGGCCGGCAACGATGCACTGCTGCGGCGCGGCATCCTGCTCGACCTGCACGGCTTCGCCATCCGCGAATCCGCGGCGGTCAAGACCCACACCGCCGGCGCAGGCACGGGTTACGAGGTCAATGGTTCACATGCCATCGGCGTTACCAGTCTGGTGGTCAAAACCGGTTCCGGGACCATCCTGCTCGGCGATGTTATCACTCTGGAGAGTGACACCGCCAACAAATACGTGGTCACGACCGGCGTGGCTGCGGCCGGAACCGCCGTCCTGGGAGCACCCGGGCTGAGAGTCGCCTCATCCGATGGGAAAGACGTCACTATCCTCGCTGCCCATGTCTGCAATATGGCCTTTGCCCGCACAGCCATCTGGCTGGCGACGCGTGCCCCAGCCATGCCGGAAGGCGGAGACAGCGCTGACGACGTGGTCATCGTGACTGACCCGGTCAGCGGGATCGCGTTCCAGATCGCCATGTACCGCCAGTACCGCCGGATTGCCTACGAAGTAGGCCTGGCGTGGGGCGTCAAGGCGGTCAAGCCCGAGCACATTGCCATCCTGCTCGGATAACCGTTTCGAATTTAGCCCTCCTCCCCTTCAGGGGAGGAGGGGATTGGAAGAGTGACCTATGGCGAAAACCAAGTTGACCAGAAACGGCGTGACTATTTATGTAGCTGCGGCTGCCGTTGCCGCTCATGAACTCCAGGGATGGAAGACCAGCCCGGAGGCAAAGATCGAAGCGGGCGTGTTCTCCCTGGATGCTGTGGTGGTCAACGTCCCCGCGGCGCGTCTCAATGACCTGGTCATCCCGTCCGTGACCGCCGGGACGCTGGGAAATCTTCCATTGCGCCATTACCAGACCATCCCGGCAGCCATCAGCGCAACCTATGTCCATGCGGCCGTCACCCTGAGTGCGGTTACCCAGTCGGTCACGACCAACATCACCAGTCCGGACGTGCCCCGCACCGTGACCGTAAAAGGAAATGCCAGTGGGAATGCCGGGAACGTGGTAATCAATGGCACCAATATCAGCGGCGAAGTCATCTCGGATACGATCGCCCTTTCCGGAACGTCCGAAGTCGAAGGGATCAAAGCCTTCGCGACTGTGACGCAGATCGATCTACCCGTGCAGACTCATGCGGGTACCGACACCGTCAGTGTTGGCATCGCCAAGAAGTTCGGCCTGCCTCACATCGTCTATAACGCCGCCTGCCTGCTGCTGGCCCTGTTCAACGCTGCCGCCGATACGGGCGGAACCCTGGCCGTGGACGAAGACGAGATCGAAAAAAACCTGTATTCCTGCGCAGGCACCCCGAACGGTGCCAAGCTGTTGGACCTGTATTACCTGGCTTAGACTTCGACGACTCGTGCCGTCGAAGTGGCCGAATGCGTCCTGAAGCCGCATCGGCTCAAGGAGTAAACAATGGCAGAAAAATTTGTCACTATGATCAAAGACGGCGTAAAAATGCCCGGCGTTCATCCCGATGCTGTTGCAGCCCATATCGCCATCGGCTGGACCGTAGTGGTCGAAAAAACCGAGAAATCCATCGAACCGGAGAATAAAGCAGCCGACAACGACACGCCCAAAAAGGTACCTGCCCCCCGGGGCGGGCGCGGCAAGAAATAAATCAAATTATCCAGGTGGGTGGTCTCCCACAGGTAAGGATGGCCTAAGGAAAAGACCGGCCGCCATCATCACCCACCTTATCAATTTAGGAGGTTCCAATGGCTAATGCATTGTTTCCTTTAGGCCGTCAAGGATTCCTGGATGGGAACATCGACTGGGACACGGACGATATCCGCGTGATGCTCGTCAAGAGCACCTATAGCTATGATGCCAATGACCAGTTCCTTTCCGACCTCGGTTCGGTTGATAATGGCCGCAGTGCTGCACTCGGCACAAAGACCGTGGCGCTGGGAGTGGCGGGAGCGGCAGACACCACCCTCACCGCGACCGCGGCGGTGGCTTGTAATGCCTTGGTCATTTTCAAACACACCGGTTCAGATGCGACCGCGCGCCTGATCGCCTACATCGACACCCCGGCATCCGGACTGCCGTTCACGCCTGCCGCTAGCCAGGTGGTGCCGATCACATTCGATACCGGCGCAAACAAAATCTTCAAGCTGTAAGGAGCACCCATGATAACTCTTGCTGCTGCGGATTATCTGGCAGGTGTGGCAGGTGCCGCATCGGTGGTTACCTGCTCAATATTTGGCATGGAATTAAATAACGGGGCAGAGGTCTACAAAGTCCTGGACCAGAGACAACTTGCCGCTGCCGCTGCTACCATTTATACTGCGCCTGCCAGTACGACTGCCTTCATCCGGACCATCATGGTCGTGAACAACGACTCTGTGGCCCGGACCTTCCAGCTGTTCAGAGGCGGGACTGCTGCGGCAAATGTCATCACCCCCCCCATCACACTCAATCCCTACTGGATGGCGATCTATGAGGATAGCGACGGATGGAAGATTTATAACAGCACCGGACAGCTCATCACCGGATACGGCCTGCCTTTGGGGGACATCAACTACGCTCCCACTTCTTTTTGGGCGGAATCAATACCTCGCAGCATCTGTACCGAGACAAATGCTGTTATCCCCACTGCTTCCGGTACCCTGTTCATGCAGGCTATCTATCTTAGAGCCGGGAAGATTGTAACTAATATTTCTTGGTTTTCTGCGACCACAGCGGCGGGTACTCCCACCCATTGGATGTTCGGGTTATTCGATGCCAGCCGCAACCTGCTGGCCACGTCCACCGACCAACTCACCGCGGCCTGGGCAGCCAATACGCAGAAGACCTTGGCGATGGTCACTCCGTACACCATCCCATCGGATGGGATCTACTATATCGGCATGTTCATGACCGCCACCACCATCATTACTTCCAAGGGCAATACTGCCATCACCAATGGAGCCCTGGCTGCCGTTGCTCCCATCCTGCACGGAATCTCTACCACGGGGCTGACCACGGCCCTGCCCAACCCCGCGGCGGCAATTACCAGTGGTCTGGTAACTGCCTGGTGCGCCGTGAGCTAAGGAGCCTGAAGTGATCACCCTCGAAGCTGCCCAGACCTTGAGCGCCGGTGCGAGCGTGGCATCCATGCTGACTTGCACCGTCTACGGCCTGGAGCTCAGTGCCGGAGTGGAAGTCTACAAGGTCTTGGACCAGCGGCAACTCGCCAGCTCTCCCGCTACGATTTATACCGTGCCGGGCTCCACCAGCACATCCATCTACTCCATATCGGTAGTGAATAATGACACGGTGGCGAGAACCTTCCAGTTCTTTGTGGGGGGTGTGGCGGCAGGAAACGCCATCACGACCACGCTTTCGCTGGGTCCGAATTATCTTGCGCTGTACGAAGATGCTAAAGGCTGGAGGGTCTATGATGACCGGGGGCAATTGGCGACTGTCTTTGACCAGTCTTTCGCAGATCCATATTATGGGATAGCCAACACCCTGGCTGAATCAATGCCCCGAAATACGTGCATAGAGAATTTCCTGGCTATTCCGACCGCCTCGGGTACTCTGTTTTTGCAATCTATTTACTTGAGAGCCGGTATGCTGATTAGTAACGTTCTCTGGTGCTCTGCAACCCAAGCAGCCAGCGTGCCGACCCATTATGCCTGGGGTTTGTATGACCAAACCCGGAGTCTTTTGGCAAGGACGGATGACCAGTTGACTGCGGCCTGGGCAGCCAACACATTGAAAACTGTCGCGTTCACAGTTCCTTATTTAGTTCCGGTGGACGGGTTCTACTATATTGGTTTCTATATGGTCGCTTCTACCATCATCACCAGCAAGGGAGGGGTTACTGCCAGCGGTAATGCGTTGCGGGCAATTCTCACAAGCATGGCTGGAAGCTCAACCACCGGACTGACAACCGTATTGCCTACACTAGCTACCGCCCCTAACAACAGCACAATATCAGCCTGGTGTTCCGTGAGCTAACTATGGCCAGATTAAACGCCCACCTTAGCAACTTCTGGCATAGAGGCCAAACCCTTTATCACTTCTGGTTTGACGCCTCGGCCTCAGGGATCTATCTCAATGGAATTGCCAGTGAAGAAGCGATTGGCAGCCCGTCTCTATCCGCGAATGTATCGGGCGCCGGTGGAATTGCCAGTGCTGAAGCGTTTGGATCCTTGACTGTTGGCGGCATTGTGGGGGTTGGCGGGATTACCAGTGCTGAAGCGATCGGTAGTCCGGCTATCAAAGCCAGTGTCACCAGTGTCGGCGGCATTGTCTCTGCAGAGGCGCTGGGCGTCCCTGCGGTCAAAGCCGGAATCAGTGCTGCGGGAATCGTCTCGAGCGAAGCCCTGGGTGCTCCTGCGATCAAAGCCGCGGTAAGTATAGTCGGCGGAATTATTTCTGCAGAAACGCTGGGCGCCCCTGCAGTTCAGGGCCGCGTTTCCTCAGTAGGCGGAATCGTCAGCCAGGAGGCTTTGGGCTCTCCGGCTGTCAGTGCGACCGTGACCGGGATCGGCGGAATTGCAAGTGAAGAGGCTTTCGGACAGATGTCGATCTACAGCACCCTTTCCGGGATTGGCGGGCTTGAAAGCCAGGAAGCATTCGGCCTCCCGACCATCTCTTGGATCTCCGGGCTCTCTCCTGCCCTATTAGCAGTCATCCTGGAGGAGGACTAAATGGGTTTAGCAACCATCATCAAGAAAGGCACCACCAGCTGCATACTGGAGATCGCCATCCGCTCCTCGACGAGCGGGCAACTCCTGACCGGCCTGACCGAGGCGGATATGACCATCGAATACCAACGCCAGGGCGCAGCGTTGCACGTATCCGTCACCCCAGTAGCAGGGACCCTGGGCACCTGGGCGAGCGGTTCCTGGGTGGAGAACATTCCCGGCGTGTACCAGTTCGGCGTACCCGATGCCGCCCTGGCGGCCGGAGCAGATTTTGTGGTTGTCGTTTTTACCAGCGCAGGATCGCTGGATGCGGACACGATGATCTACCTGACCGCCTCGGACCTGCAGGATGCGGTCGATCTGGGATTGGGCAACCTGGATGTAAGCGTCTCTTCCCGATCGACGTTCGGTATTAGTTCTCTGACTCAAACCCTTCCAACCGTGTCCGCTCCCGCCGGGTTGGGATACGTCCAATGCTATTGCACCGTCGCCGACGTGGTGGCGGCCCTGAAGATCCCGGGCGGCAATACCGCCGGCATCCTGGGGCATATCCGGGCGGCCAGTGATCATCTCCGCAAAGAGATCGGACCGTTCATTCCCTCCGTGCGGGCGCTGCGCCTGGACGGCTCCGGAAGGAAAATGCAACCCATCCCGCCCGTCCTCTCGATCCTCTCCCTCTCGGTGGATGGGCAGACCGTGGTCCAGGACACGGATTATTTTGCCTGCCCGCTCAACCGGCACTGGGAAGACGGGCCTTATTCCTGGCTGGAGATCAACCCGGATATCAGCGGCGTGCTGGGCAGGGTCTGGTATCGCGAACGAGGCTGCATCGACCTGGTGGCTTATGCCGGGTATTACCAAAAATGGACTCCCACCGGCACCTCGCTGGCTTCCGAGCAAACAATCGGAGACGCCGTGGCCGTCGTCGGCGACGGGTCGAAACTCTCGCCGGGGATGCACCTGGTCTTCGATGCGGAGCAGCAGCTGGTCACCGATTACGGGACCCCCAGCGCGGCCATCACCACGCTGGGCACGACCTGCACCCCCACCGACACCATCCTGGCGCTGGCCAGCGGGGCAGCCGTCCTGAAAGGGGAGCTGATCCGGATCGGCTTCGAGCAGATGATGGTGCTGGACGATCCGCAGGTCAATTCGGTGCTGGTGGGGCGCGGCTGGAACGGGACGCAGGCGGCTGCTCACCTCGCCAACGCCGCAGTGGATATCTATCGCACTTATGCGGTCGAGCGTGGGATCAACGGCACGACCGCCGCCTTGCACGCCTCGGCAACGGCCATCTCCCGCTACATGGTCCCGGACGACATCTTCTTCCTGGTCAAAGAAATCGCCAGCCTGATGAAAAAAAAGGAAGATTCTTCGTTCGCCGGGAAGACCGGCAACGCCGCCCTGGGCGAGACGTTCTACAACGACATTTTCCCCCGCTTCGATATCGAGCCGGTGCGGAAACATTACAAGATCACGGTGGTGCACTAATGCCTGCTTCATCCGGACCGAAATATGAATTCATCGGCAGCGAAGCGCTGCAGCGCGAGATCGAGCTGCTGAAGCTCTACCCGGAGATCTTCGACAAGCATTTCTACCCGGCGATGGAGAGAGCCGCCGAGCTGGTCAAAGGCGGGATCCGCCCGCTGCTGCCGGAGCACACCGGTCGACTCTCCAGGGCGCTGGGTTCCCGGGTCATCCACAGCGGGACAGCCGCACTGGGGACCCGGGCGGAGATCGGCTTCGGGAAGCGCTACGGGAAACCCTCGGCTCCGTATGCGGCCGCCCTGAACCAAGGAGCGGTGGAACATGCAGTGAGCGGCCGGCGCACTGCGGATGGGAATCTGCACTTTTCATCCCAAGGACGATTTACATCGATCGGCAGCGTCGTGCTTCCATCCCGGGCCGGGCTGTATTTCGCCGAAGCCGGGCTGGAAGCGGCCCGACCGGCGATCGACGCCGAGATCGACAAGGCCGCCGGGGCGGTGGTCCAGGAGCTGGCGCAGCCATGACCGACACCCGCACGATCGAACTCTGGTTTGATGCGCTCAATACCGTTTGGGCCGTCGACGATGGTCGCCGGCGCACGGTGCGCACGTACCGTTATAACGAATTTCCGGATGCTTTGAATTTAGGGGAAGGTCCAGCGGCGATCAATTATGCGGTCCCCATCAAGGTCACCTATGGGGCTCCCGGCTCCTCGATTTCCACCATCATCCTCTGGCAGGGCCAGACCGAGCTGCACCTGACCGCGGATGTCGCCAAAAGCAACCTGGGCTATATTCATTCGTTTTATGGGCGTATTTTGGTATCAGCCAAAGCCAATATCACCCTGGGCGGGCTGGTGCAATATTTCGTTTTAGAGGAAGACAATCCGATGGTCCCGGAAGTCCTTCAATACGCCAATGAGCCGCCCCACCATGCGATCATCATTCGCTGGACGGTCAAGCAGGATTTATCCGGACAGATTTAAGCAGCGGGCGCTAAGCCTTGCGCCCCTACGAAAGGAAACAATATGACCAAAACCAAAACCAATTCCACCGATCCACAAACCGTTTTTATTTATCGAGGCGACGGTCTCGGGATCCCAGGCCTGCCACACGAGGTGACCCGGAAGCAGGCGAAAACCCGGGGATTGATCAAACAGCTCGAAGCCGCCCTCAAGAGCGGCGTTTACACCGCAAAAGAGCGCGGTACCAGCCAAGTGCAGGAAACCGTTTCGATGTCCCGTGCTAACCCCGGGACTACTTTGGAAACGCCTGCCAATCCAGAACAGGAGACCTGAAATGAGCGAAAAATATACCAAAACACTCCAGTATGGCAAGGAAACTAACCACGGGCAGCACGTAGCAGCCACCACGGTATTTATGGGGGATGCCCCGATTCCTGCGGATATCACCGCTCACAAACCGAATTACAATCTGGTGACCCGGGTAGCCGCAGCGGAATCTGGCATTTTATACAAGCAGGTGGAAAACATCCTGATCACACTCGAAGACAGCTACTTCCAGGCTTTACATCTACCCCTGGCGCTGACCTTGAAGGGTGGCGTGAGCGGAACGATGAAACATACCGGCCAGAACGATTATGAATCCGATTACACCCCCAGCCTGGTAGCGGCTACAGCCGATTCGATGGAAAGCGTCACCCTAGAAATCGCCGACAGCCAGCGCGCCATCGAGATCGGCTACTTAATGGGCCGTTCTGTCCATTTCACCTGGACCTTTGGGAAAGACGGCAAACTGACCACCGTGCTGGATGCCTTTGGTGACTTTGTGGATGACACCATCACTCTCACCCCGGCGCTGAGCCTGCCAGTCCATACCAATGTCAATCCCAACCTACTCAAGTTCTACGCCAATCCCACCTGGGCTACAGCAGGAACGACCCAGCTCACGGGGTTGCTACGCCAGATCGACCTGGAGATCATCGGCGGGGCACACCCCAAGCCGCCGCATGGCAATGGGAGCATCATGGACAGCCACGGCGTCGGGTTGCTGAGCTGGAAATTGGGCATGATCCTCGAGGACAACAGCGATGCCGAAGAGTTCTACGACTGGTATCGGGCGCAAACAGCGGTCTGCATCCGCCTGCTGCAGGATGGTCCACAGATCGGCACCGGAGCCAACCACAGTCTGCTCTTCGACCTATGGGGCGTTCCGGATAAAGCCGAGCCAATGGGGCAGGAGCAGGATGGCGATTACCTGATGCCGGTCTCCATGAGCGAGCTATTTAATACCACCGCCTCCGAAACCCTGGCCTGCAAGCTGATCACGAATAAGCAGGCGCTATGAAACTAAACATCCCCCCGACCCTGCAACCCCTCGACTTGGGGGATTGGAACCTGGAAGCCAAAGGCCAGGTAATCCATATCTGGGTGGATCCTCCCCAGGATGTTCTGCGCAAACGGGACGCCTTCCGCCGGGAATATATTGATTTCATGGCCGGTCTGCTCCAGAAACCGGAAGTGCCTGCTGGGAAAATCAAACTTGCCGCCAAAGCAGTTTGGGAGAAGAAACTCCAGGAAAAAAAACAACACCTGGAACGCATAGAAGAATTCATCAAAAGCTGGAATCCAAAAGTGCATACCTGGTATGCCGAACTTTGGAGTCATGGCCCGGAAGGGACTCACTGGACCGTCGATGAATTGGATGTACTGCGCCTGGATAATCCCAATCTGTTGAACTGGCTGATCGCTCGCTCGAATGAAATGCTGGATGGATATCGGGGCGCCGAAAAAAAAGGTTGAGTGCTGCTCTAGATGTTCTCGCCGAATCAAATACCGGCGAGATAACCGATCCGACCATCATCGAGATCTATCTGGCGCAGCAACTGAATTCCTTGTGCGGAGGGGTCGTTGTGGCTCCCTGGAATATAGGTCAGGTGCCTGAGCGCTATCTGATCGCAGCCCCGGGGCTGAACGAACTAAAAAAACGCCGCCAACGCCTGCAGCAGAACCGGGCTTATATCGAGCGGATGTTCTCGAATTGGCGTAGCCAGAAATTGACCAATAAAAGGATTATGTAATGTCTGATAAAGTTTTCAACATCATCATCAAGCTGGTCAAGCAAGGCGGGGCGGACAAGGAGACCATTAAAGGCCTAATTGACATCAAAAATACAATGGCGGCCGGAGTGGCGGTCGTTGGCGGCTTTACGGCTGCGTATTATGCCCTGGATAAAGGCCTTGATGCTACAGTTGGCAAACTGGTCACTCTAACCGGAGAAGTAGAGAAATTCAAAAACCAGACCGGGATGAGCGCCGAAGACAGTTCGCGCATGCTGGAGGTGATGAAAGACCTGGAGATCTCGGCGGGAGATGTTGAAACAGCCTTCAAATTTGCAGAGAAGAACGGTTTTCAACCGACCATTGCATCCCTGGAGGCCATGCAGGCGCAATACCAGGCGCTGAACCCTGGAGTGGAACGCACCCAGTTCCTGATGAAGGAATTCGGCAAGAGTGGATTAAGTCTTCAAAAATTCTTCGAGACCGGCGATGTAGCCCAACGTCTGGAAGAAGTCAATAAAAATCTTATTATTTCCGACGATACGATCACCAGTGTCCAGGAATATAAAGACCGACTTGATACTATCGGAGACACTTGGGAAGGTCTCAAGCTTCACGCAGGGGTGTTAACTCTCCCGATCGTTTTGAAATTGATTTCTGACGCGGCGCAGATCGCCGGTGCCAGCGATGTTGTCAATGGTTTTAAAACAGTAAATGCACAGCTTATTTCCACTTCTAAAAATTGGGCTGATTATAAAACAAAGGAGCAGGCGTATCTTGATCAACATCCAGAGGTGGTGCATGCCCTGATGTCAGAGGGGATCAATCTGCATTCTATTGGTGCGGCAATCTATTCGGATACCGAGGCAACATTTGGGAATATTTATGCCAAGGCCAAACTTATTTCCATTCTGGATGCAGAGAGCGATAAGCTTGATACTGTCCATGCTCACATGATGGATGCAGCTACTGCGACCGAGGATCTGGCCGCCTCCGAGGCGGATCTGCAAAAACAAATTTCCGATCAGACCAGCTGGGAGGAAGTATTCACCGGGCTGACCAGCGTTGCCGACCGAACCAAAAAGGAATTCGACACGCTAGGCCCGATGATCCAGGGATTGGGGGCGGAAGGCGCAATGGTCTGGGAGGGTTTCCTGGTGGCGACCGGGAAGATTTCGCCGGCGGCTGCCTATGAATTCGTAAAAATCCAGGAAACCTTTCAAACTGTAAAACGAATGGTGGAAGCCGGTCTTGCGGTTAATGTGATCGTCAACTGGATCATGTCGCAACAAGGGCAGCCGGTGGGGAACAATCCCTACAACCAGGGAGGGGGAGGAGTCAGCGGCGGTGGGGGCGGAGCCGGAGCCGGCTGGGTTCGATTGGGAACCCGCAACGGGCCGGGCACCGGGAGCGTTTGGAAGAACAATACGACCGGTGAGGTTCATTTCGGCGCCACCGACACAGGCTGGGCGCAAGGGGGGTCTTTCGTCGTTCCACCCGGCTATCCCAACGATTCCTTTCCCATGCGCGTGCAATCGGGCGAGCGCGTGGACGTAACCCCGGCGGGAGCCATGAGCGGAGTCAATGACCAGGCCCAGATCCTGGCCGAACTGCGCGCCATCCGGAGCGCCCTGGATAATGTCACACTGTCTGCCCGTGCATCCCGTGACCTAGCCGATACACTGCAACATGCAATGGCGAAGCTACTATGACCCTCTACGATTTTGATTCCTGGGCGATCGAAGTCTACAACGGGACCTGGGTCGCTCTCACCCCCAGCATCCTGCAGAATCCGCGCCCGCGCTGGAACCGCGGCATCATGGGGAACAAGCCCGACGATCGGACGGGGCATCCCGGGCTGCTGACCTTCACGCTCGACAACGATGCTTCCTGTCAGGGCGGCGTGGCGAGCTATTTCTCCCCGGGCCATGCCAACTGCTGGGTTGGGTGGACCACCGGCCTGATGGTGCGCCTGAGCTTCACCTTCGAAGGCGTGCAATATTTCAAATATTTTGGGAACATCTTCCCGAACGGGATCGACGTCACCCCGGGCAGCTTCGGCCCGAACGAAGTTACGGTTTCCTGCGGGGATTTCATGTGGCGCGCGGACCGGCATGAATTGAAAACCCTGGCATTTGCCACGAACCAGAAGTTGGGGGACCTGGTGTATGCGGTCAATGCGAACATGCCTACCCCGCCGCTGGCGACCTCCATTGCGACCGGGCTGGAGACCTTTCCGACCATCTTCGATATGGCCAATGTCAACACCACCGCCATGTCGGAATTCGTGAAGGGGGCAATGTCGGAATGGTCCTATATCTATGTTATTGGCGACAAATTGGGCGGCGAAAAGCTGGTCGTGGAAAACCAGAATACGCGCACGCTGGCCGCGGTAACCAATATCTCTCTGCCGAATGATGAATGCGGGTATGCCCTGGACGAGGATGGCGGATATATCCTGGACGAGGATGGCGGGATCGTGCTGCTGGACGATGTCCAAACGGCCGTGTTCGACAATATCATGGAGCCCGATATGGATGTGGGCTATGGAAAGACCCAGGCGAACCGAGTTAACTCGACGGTCTATCCCCGCAACCCGGATGCTGCTGCTACCAGCGTTCTGTTCGCCCTGACAAACCGGATCAAGATCGAGCCCGGGCAGACGATCACAGATTACCGCACCGGCTACCGGGACCCAAGCAACAAGGGCGCCCGGGTCTCGGCGATGGCGTTCGCCTCGGGGTTCCCGGTTTCCGGGACGGATTACACCGCCACCGCCAACTCGGACGGGAGCGGGGCGGACATGATCGCCAACCTGGTTGCAACTGCCGCTGCCGGCACTGAATCGACCATTTGGACGCTGCAGAACACGCATGCGACGGCCGCCCTGTGGGTCTACCTGCAGGTACGCGGCCAGGGCGTTTATACCTACGATTCGATCCAGAACACGAAAGACGACGCAGCCAGCCAGCTCGTGTACGGCGTGATCCCCATCTCCCTGGATTTCAAATACCTGGCGGACCCGGTCAAGGCGCAGGACCGCGCCGACTATGTCCTGTTTCGTGAAACTGCGCCGCGCGTGAGTATCCAGGCCTGCCCCATCCTGGCGAACGCCAGCGCGATGGGGATGATGGGCTTCCTGCAGCTCGAGCCGGGGTCGAAAGCCACCTTCCGGGAAGCGCGCAGCGGCATCGACGGCGATTATTTCATCAACGGCTACTCGGCCGAGATCGTCGGGGGCCGGGAAGTGGTATGGAGCCCGGTGCTGTCGGATGACCCGGGCTACTGGATCACGGCCACACTCACCAGCGGAATCGACAATTACATGGATTCAAGCCTTCCATTCTACAACTACTCCACACAGAATCGTGTTCATATTTTGGATACCGTCTACAACGGCCTGATCAAATTCGACATGACTTCGATCCCGGCTGCAGCAACCATCGGAAAAGCAACTGCGATATTGCATTTATATGGGTATACATTGAGCGCCAATTTGCTTCTTTTCTATCGCTGCAAGCGCGCCTGGACCGACCTA